GGCTCCAATCGAAGTGGCTGTTGCCCATTTACCAATAATGGGAGTTGCACTGAACATTGATGCAAAACGAGAGAGATGAGCTGCCGGTCCTGAAACAGGACCGTTTCCGTATTCATCATTCTGCAAGGCTAATTTGGTCGTTGGTCCGAATAATTTTGGCTCTTCAACCCAAGCATAAAGCGTTAGGGTGATAGCGCCAGAATAAGTTTCGGAAGCAGAACTCAAAGGAGCCATAGAAATCAAATTCATTTGACCTAAAGAAGCAACATTTGCAGCAACTGTGATATCCACAAATTGCTTATGGTAGATGAATGGTAGGACCATTTCACCACCATCATTCACTTGAGGCTCAACCATAATATGTGGGAGCTGCGAATGACAAACGAGCTGGTTCAGTGCGGTAGGTGTGTCCGTGTAATTGAACAAAGGTTGGTAATTAACTAACATTGATCCATAAAGAAATGGATTTGTGTTGATCACCACACGAACATGCAAATTTCCTGAAAAGTAAGCGAAATTCTGGATCTTATTCTTAATCACTGTATTAGAGAAAAAGAGAGACCATGGATTGATCGTGGTGCTAGTAAAGCCACCCGACCAACTTGTCGTATAGATTTTCGTAGGTCGCTTTAAGAAATCAGCCAGATCTAAGTGTTCTTGAGTATCACCTTGAAAGGGTGAAAGATCACGTTCTGGATAGAGATAAGCTTCTTGATGGTTAGGGTCGATAAACGCAGTCGTTTGCGACTCGGCTCCTACCGAAGCTCCATCTGGATTTTGCATAACCTGTTGGGTGTCGTCCTCGAGAGCATTCTGCATCTCAAAGGACTGGGTTTGGACAGGATGTACCCCTCGCTGTCCACGCGTGACAATACTTGCCGAAGCAAGCTCACACTGCGGGAGAAAACATGGTTCCGAATTAACGGTATTTGGTGTTGTTTTCGCGGGTAAGAAATTTAAGGAAAGGATAATCACCCATTCGTCCGATCCCGTTTCTGTTGGGTTGGTGCCAGTCACCGTTCCTAAATAGGAACTAAAGGTCAGTAGAAGATCCACGCTCTCACGTTTGTACACAGATATTACGTCTATGAGCAGTAACTATCTTCCACCGGGAGATTTGGTTCAGACTTCCTCCACAGCCGGATTTTGAAGTTTATACTCTTGACTTCCAAGAAAATCTAACTCGTTATAGTAAACGAGATCCTTCTTGAATTCTTTCAGAAAGTCACTAGAGTTCGAGCGATATGCTACCAGCAAAGTCTCAAAAGTTTTAAACTCACGTGTGTTGAATTTCTCCAAATCACAGTCTACAAGGGCCTTCATCAAGAAGGAACGCCTTTCCTCAAACTTTTCTCGACCATACCAGAAGTACTCCTCTAAGGCCGTGTGCACGTTATCACAACTCTTC